TGAACTACCCGCGGATGGCCCACCAATGTTGCCACTGGTATCCCGGTTATGTTGCTCGCAGAGCAACCTTCGACACATCAACATGTTCAATGTTGATATCACTAAAGGGGGTTAGATATGTAATTGGAATATGCAATAAATTTTTATAACACACTGTATGTACTGAGGCATGAGTTCACCTTTAACTCATGTCACTGGATTTGTCTTGGGCCCAATCCAAGACGGGGTTACTCCCACTGTACACATAGCGTGGGTTTTTCTGTTTATAATATAAAAATAGATGTCTGGTATCTATTGAGTAGTGACTCTAAGTGACGCACCTAACTTAACGGCATGGATCAGGAATGAGTATGTCCCGACAGCAGTCGTAGAAGTCTGATGGAAAACACAATCATTTTGCTCACCAGCAGCAGCACCTTCGTAAGATGCATACAGTATCATGTTTGCTCCGTTCCACACACCATAATACACAGATCCACTCGCGCTAGTTATGTCTGTTGCGATTTGAGTGTCTGTGGTTAAAGTGGCAGCAGTCTGCGTTAACACACGGGCATAAGCACTCCAGGATCCCACGCCAGTGGGTAGTGTACTACGTACACGCTGGAATACCATACGAAAAATGGCACCGTTACCAAGCCCACTTAGAGTGGTTGATGGTGAAGTTAACGTGATAGCTGCGGTGTTGTTATTAACGGCAGCAGAGTTGACCATGGTAACTATAGTACCATTACCAACTGGTGAAGGGATTACAGTTGCGTGGTAAACCATCAGTGGATCTTTAAACTCAATCTCATAATGTAGTATGAGAATACCAGTGGTTAAGGTGGCTTCGCATGTTGAATACACCTGCACTTCCTCCTGGATTGAGTCATCGAGGTCACCATCAATTAATGCGTCAACGACATGCCAGTCATTTGACCCATTTAGTTCAATGCTTTCCTCTTTCCACACGGGACATGCTACAGCATTTCCTTGTGAGAGTGCTCGACTCAGAAACGTTGTAGATGAGGCATCAATAAATGGTTCTTTTACTGATCGCGTGGATGTCATAATGATTTGTCCCTGGGTGCTTGTGGGCACACTGGGCACGTACTGTACTACAGCCTTCTTAAATCTGAATTTCTCGTATGTGCGAGATAGGTTACCTAACATCGCGTTGTTGAAATATATAGGGTTGAGATAAACAGAAGCAGCCGGTTCATACAACGAACTGTTGGACGAAAATACCGTACCAGCATAATCACTACCAGTGATTATTGCTGTGTTGTTAGTTCGGGTGATCTTTGGCTCACGCATTCTTAGGGAAAATCCGTATGCCGCAGGTACTGTCGTGAGTGTGTTTTGGGGTTTGTTGCTTGTCAAACTAATCGGGTTGGGTCCCCGTAAGTTGCGTCGCTTAGATGATTTCTTGTTAGCTTGCTTTTGCATGGTTGAAATAGAAGGATTATGTAAGTTGGGTATGTTAGATAAATAATCGGGGGTTCGGAGAATGTCTTGGCCTTTCACAAGCAACGCAGCCATGGAACGTTTAATTCCATGGTACATGTTCTGTGTGTAAAACAGATCATCAGCTT